TCCGCATCGGTGAGCCAGTCGCTGTTCAGCGTGTAGGTGTCGCGGTAGGTCACCGACCACTGCTTATCATAGACGTCATCGCCGTAGACGCTGGCGTTGTAGCCGTAGGTCTTGCGGTTCACATCAACGCGCTGCCTGTTCATACGTGTGAAGGTATAGCCATCAACGCCGCCGTACATGTTGCGGAAGAAAACACGCAGGTCGTTGTAGCGCTGGCAGTTGTCAATGACGTAGGTGTATGCAGCTGTGCGGCTGAACTCGCTCGCATTCCCGCCTGCCGTGTTGAACGTCACCAAGACAGCAATCTTGCCGCCATTGGCCGGGAAGTTAACGCTACCGGCGCTGCCATCAGAACACTGCGACGAGGTTAGGTTGTAAAGGCCATAAGGCCCAGCGTTTATGATGTTGCTGATAGTCGACGTGCTTCCAGTGACGAGAAAAGCTGCACGCGGCGTGCCATCGTCGTAGGTGACGCGCAGGGCAAGCCCTGACACGTTGGAAAGTACGCCAATGAAGTCGCTCTCACCCGATCCAAGCGTTGCCGTCACCGGCCTGTTGCTGAACGTCTTAATCGCTGGCGTGTCACCCGAAACTGTCGCAGCAATGTACGCACTCGGTGAATAGGCCGCGTAGTCCTGCTGCCTGAACGCCGCCTGCCACGCGATAAGCGGCGCCGACGCAGTGCCCCCTGTCGCCACCGTAGGCGGTGTGCCGAACTCCTCGCGGAAGGTCAGGTTGGCGTTGACAGCATAGCCGCCATCCTGCCAGCCGCTGGTAAGCTGTGGTATCTTCGGCGCAATCAGTGTCTCAACAACCTTGCTCACCCCGAAGAAGCCGTTGTTCGTCGTCGGTAGCTTGTCGCACTTCAAGCGCGCAGACGAAAGCGATCCCGACACGTCGCAGACATAGCGGAAGTTGGCAGAAGCGGTGTTGTTGCTACTGACCACCACCACGTCGCTGTTGCCGACAGGAAGCAGCGAAGGCAGCGCGGATATAACTGTTATGCTCATACGTTGATTGAAATTGAAATTTCCTTGCCGACGACCACGGCGATGCTGCTGACCAGCTCATCCATCTTCGCGTCGCTTAGCACCGGGTTGAGGAATGGCCGCCCCTTGATGCCCCTGCGCTTGATTGACTTGGCGATGTTGTACGCAGCCACGTCGATTTCGTCAGCAGGGATGCCGAGGCCTTTGTCGATTGCCCACTTGCGGATCGCTGCCACGTGCGAAGGACTTGGGTTAATACTCCGAAAGCTGAACGGCGCGCCCCTGTTGACACGCACGCCATTGACACCGTACTCGACGAACTTCCAGTAGCTGGCCATCTCCATAGCGACCTGCGCGACCTTCTGCTCGACAGGCAACTCCGCGAAGCCTACCGATTGACGCAGGTTGAGCGTAGCCTTGGCGTCAACGCGTTCAATGCCCTCAACGGTTAACTTGATGACATCCTGCATCCACCTGATAAGAGCGGCGTTCACCTCAGGAGATCTGGACAGGCTGAACTCCTTAGTTACGTCAGTGCCGACGCCAAGTACGTCGCCCTCTATCTCCGTGGTAAACTTCATGCAGGTAAATATCGCAACGCCGAAATCTATGCACTACGGCATCGCCTTCATCAGCAAGAGCGCGTTCATGAACTCCCGCGCCGGCATGTTGAAGACCTGCTCCATGCGCAGCGGATCTTTTCCCGCCATGCGGTAGACCACGCCCACCCAGCCGTAGTTTGGCTTCTTTACCCCTTGGCCGTTGTCATCTTCTTCTGCTGCTCCGTCAAAGACTTCCGCATAATCGTCAACAAAGGCTCTGAAAGCTGCAAAAAAAAAGCGGCATAACCCCAAACGTCACCCATGTTCATCTGCAACATCGCCTCTGCGCGCTGCTTGTGTCCCTTGCCGTCGTATGCCTTCGGCCACCACTTCCACACCCTGCACTCCCTCGATAGTGTCGCCAAGATCAGATGCAAGTTCTCAATAACGCCCTGCTCGCTGGTCATGTCGTAGGAATAAAGCTCCACGAGCTGCCCCGCGCTGATTTCGTCTATGAACCACTCAAACCGATACCACTTGCCGGCAACCTTAGCATATTGTTTGGCAGCCAGCGTTGATAGCGATTTACTCGCAGCGTTGATCTCTGCGTATCGCTTGTTGACCTCCGCAATCGTCATCTTTTTGACCTGCTCGATTGGCACGTTGTCGATAACGGCAACTACGCCGATCTTCTTGTCGCTGGCCGTGTAGATCGCGTTGGCCTCAATAGACACAATGCGCTGGAACTGGTCTACGGTAATTTTGTTCAGGAGGCTCATGATAGCAGCTTTTGTATTTTCTGAAACGTCGCCTCGCTCTGCGTCCACACGCCAAGACCGTGGGAGTGTTCAAAGTTATGCTTATACCCCTCCAATTCCGCGAAGAACCTGCCAACGTCGTGTGGGAAGCTAATTGTGTCGTGGAACAAAACAACGCCGTTAGGGTTGAGGAATGGCAGCCACGTCGTATAGTCGTTTTTCACCGCGTCGTAGGTATGCAAGCCGTCGATGTGTAATATGTCGATTTTCTTCTCCCAGCGTTTGGCCACGTCGTCGAAGTAGCCTTTGATGAAGTAGAGGTTCTTCATCTTCAACGTCGCCCGGAAGTGTTCACGCAATCCCATAACGTGGTCATAGGTGCTACGCTTTCCTGCGTGTTCGTCGCCTTCAAATGAATCGATGCCGTAAACCTTGCCGTGGCCAAGGACAGCAAAGCAGAAGGTCGAGAATCCGTAGTCAACGCCAAGGTCGACCGTTACCTTTGGTTTAAGCGCGTCGGTTAGGTGTATCGCAAAGTTGCCATGCCCCTCCCACGCCGTCGGCTTGGCAAGGATCATCTGATAGAAGTGTTTGACTGCGTGCATGGTGCAAATTTACTACATGATAACGTACCTGCCCCCAGCGTTTGCAGATAGCTTGTTGAGCGCGACGTACCTAACAGCGTCGATGGCGTGGTTGTATCTGTCTATCGGCACTCCCAGCGATGCACCTGTCTTATCAGTGTCCCACGTGTAGTTGCGTAGTTCCTTGATGAGATTGGTCGATTCACGCGTCACGAGTAGCGGCTGGCGCTTCAAGATATCTATGCTGTTGCGGATGCTATCCGGGCCCTTCGTAGCCGGGTGGATGTTGAAGCCAAGGCGATGCACCTCTTCGATGCTCTTGGGTTCGGCACTGTCTGCGATAATTGGCCATGACCTGTTGATGCCGAGCTTGCGCAGCTGGTCTGCGATGTCTTGGTTCGTCAAGCCTGTGCTGTACATCAGCTCATGCACCAGCACTGCGCTGCCACGCTTGTAGACAGCGACGACCGCCGTTGGATCATTCGTGTACCCCCAGTCCATGCCGATCGCAACGAGCTTATCACCCGCAAAGTCAATGCCGTCGACCTGCTGCCAGTCATCAAAGACAACGCCTTGCAATGAGCCGACCTCGCCTAAGCCGTAGACCTTCCACCAGTTCGCCCAGTACGTAGATGTCGCCGCCTTGACCTGTGCCGCCTCGATGTCGTCGCGTATCGTTGCCGGCAGCGCCTCATTGTCCCGGTAGGTCAGCACTACCAGTTCGCTGTCCTGCTCCGCCAATACCTCCGTGTGCGCCCAAAACTCCGACACCGGGTTGAAGTCGATGTAGATGGCTTCGCTCGTTCTGATCGCCAGCTGATGGTATGCCTCGAACTCGATGTTGTTGGCCTCGTTGATGTACAGCACCTGCCGCCTTGCCCCGCGTAGCTTCGCCTCCTGATCCGCGCTGAAGAACTCAATCGTGCTGCCATTGGCAAACGTGTATGTCAGCAGCGTCTTGTTCCACCCTTCATCGCGCCAGCGGTTTGTCCACTGCATGACCTTGCCGAAGTCCTTCATCGCGCCACGGCGTAAGTGTGGGATTGATTCAGATACGACGCTGATCTCGGTCTTGGCCTTGGCCGCGATGTTGATTAGCACGGCAAGGATGGCGATGGTTTTTCCGTTCCCCCACCAGTTGCCCAGTGGGGGTCAACATCCAGCAGATGTTCCGCCCTGAATCACCTTCTTGCGAGCGGCCACCTGCCGAATGCGTTTTATCGCTGTTGTGTATTTGAAGCTCAATCTGATTGCTTAATCTTCTCGATGTAAACCACTGCATCCATCAACTCCTCTTGCAGATGCTGAATCCATTGTGCGAATGTCAGGTCATCGCGCTCCATCGTTGTGCCGTACTTGCGCTTGCCCTGTTCCGCTCTTGTCCGAAATTGGTCAATAACTGATTCGACTATCTTGTCACTCACGCGAACAAAAATTGGTGCAGTTCCTCCACCGTGCGGCATACTTCATTGCCATCCGCGTCCCACATCTGCAAGTCCTCACGCCTCCCGAAATCCTTCTCGTACATCCACCACGACAGGGTTTCGTATTGATGCTCATCGAATACGTGCTTCAATAGCAGGTCGATAACTTCTTGTGCGCTTTCGTTAAACTCGGATAGGTCGATGCCAATTTTGTAAGCCTCTCGCGTCCGTTTGTTATCCGCATCCATCAAATTCAAGAGGTGTTGTAGTTCTTCAATGGTCATTGCTGTGCGTGTTTAATCCGTGCCTTTGCTATCTCGCAGTATTCTTCTTCGCGTTCAATGCCGATAAAGCGGAAGCCTTCCAGCACCGCCGCCTTTCCTGTTGACCCTGACCCCATAAACGGGTCAAGCACCGTTCCATCGGGTGGCGTTACAAGTCGGCACAGGTAGCGCATCAGGTCGGTGGGCTTGACCGTGGGGTGGTGGTTGCCCTCATCCCTGTCGCGTTTGCTTGCCTTGGCGCAGTAGAAGAACCGCGCGGCTGAACCAAGCAGGTCGGTCACCTCCTCGCTTCCATCGTGAATGAAGTTGGCAGGCCAGCGGCCTAATCCAATTACAGGTTTTCCAAATTCAACAAATAAACCGTTACCATAGCAATTTTTTGTCGTGCCTTTTTCACCATCATTATGTTTTGTGCCACCATCCGTCCCCACCCTACACCCATCCACGTTAATCGCACCCGTGCCGTGTTGCAGGACGTTCTCGGCTACCGTGCCAATCAGTGGCTTCCGAGCCACTGTAATCGGTTCGAGTGCGGGTTTTAACGCAGTGCCCCAGCCTTGCCAGTCGCCTTTTAGATTTAACGACTTCGGAAACCCCGACCCGTACACCCAAGCAATCATGTCCCGAATCTCAAAGCCTGCGTCCTCAATCCTTACCGCCATTCGGTGCTGCGTCCTCGTTCCTGCAAATGCAAGAAGATGACCGCCCGGCTTCAAGACCCGAAGGCACTCGGCCCAGACCTCAACGCTTGGCACGTCGTAGTCCCAGCGCTTGCCCATGAACGACAGGCCATACGGCGGATCAGTAACAACAGCGTCAACGCTGCAATCAGGCATAGCACGCAAGACCTCGATGCAGTCGCCGTGTATTAGTTCAGTCATTGAATAGCGGCTGCTCGATTTTGACTTCGTTCTGCTGCTTATCGACTAAGCCAAGAACGCGGACGGCGATGCTGGCATTGTAGACACCTGCGCCGCTGCCCTCGATCATGTCGCGGTCA